GCCTTCCAGGATTGCCTCACGTGCCACGAACAGGGTGGCGAATCCGAACAGGAAACCGGCTGCGCTGAACATCGACGGATCAATCGCGCCCATCGGCGGCCAGCAGGCGGACGTGACGAACAATGCGATGGTCGTGCAGAGGCAGGCCCACAGCGCAATGGTTGTGCTGCGGCTCACGCGCTTCGTGGCAGCGCGGACGGCGTTGAATGCTTGTGCTCTTGTCATAGTAGATTTATTTTGAAATTAACGTAATCCTTACTGATGCCCTTGCGGTCGATGATGTCGAGTAGGGCGCGGGCCTTTCCAATGTCGGATGTAGCCTTGATCATTCCGAGGTAAGAATTGATTGCGTCCATGAAGTTCCTGCGCCCGCGGTCACGGCTCACCGCCACGACAAACGCCTTCCCGATCGTGCGCCGTTTGAGATGCACCCGGCCCGGCAGGATCCGGTAGCCCAGGAACTCCACGCCATGCTCGGCGGGCTGGCAATAGAACTTCTTTGGATGAAGTGTGATGCCGATGTCGGCAAGGCGCAGCCGGAGCTCCGGGATCTGCGCCAGGGCCACCTCCTTGTTCTCGACCACGATTACCGTGTCATCCACGTATCGGACGAAATGCCTGCTGATATTCTCGGCCATCCAGCGGTCCACCTCAACGGGATAGAGGCTCGCCACCGCTTGCCAGAAAGTATAGCCGATCAGTCCGCCGGTGCCGGGCTTGGCGAGATAGACGCTCTTGTAGGCCGGATAGTCGGCCCATTCCCAGATTGGCGACTTGCGGATGCTGCGCCGGGGGTCGCAGAAGCACGCGACTTTCAGGCAATAGAGGACGTCCGCTTTGTCGGCGCCGTGGTATTCCCGCCGGACGATGCCGGAGACAATTCGCCAGGCGTGGTCGCGGTTCATGTTCGGGAAGTAACCCTTGTAGTCTATTTTGAGAATCCAGGCGGGGCGGGTGTATCCCCGGCTGACTTCGTTGATGTCATTGATAACCGTGTTCACGGCGAGCTGCGCCCCCATGCCGACGCGGTTGTTGAAGGTCCGGGGCGAGAGGTGCGCCTCGATGAGCGGCGAGATCCGCGTCAGGGCGAAGGACATCATGACCTTCAGTTGCGGTTCTGCTGCGAACACCTCCCGGGGCCGTTCGCTCCGGCGGTGCATGAAGGAATAGTTGTGGAGCGGCGCATAGGACCGATTGGCGATCTCGTCGCGGAGCTGGCGGAGATTCGCATACAGGTCCACTTCGAAGGCCACCATGTCCTCCGAACGCCTGTTGTGCTTCCTCGAAGCCTTATATGCCGTGTAAAGACTCACCAAGTCCATTTCAGTATTGCTTCTTATTTGAATTTCGTGACGGGGCGAACCGTTAACTGGTTGTTGGCAAACCCATTGTTGTTCGAAATACCATTGTTGTTGTAATTCCACGCATTGCCGGAGGAATTCCGAACACAAGACCAGCGATTGACGCCATCGTGGGGAAACTGCTGTCCGCTCTGGATTAAATGAATCCGTCCCCACCTCTTCAAAATTTTCAGCCTGCTCCGCCTTCCTTGACGGAAACGGAGACCTGCTGGTATATGCTTCCGCTCCACTTGACTATTCCAGGACCGATTTTCGCCATGAGTTCCATGAACTGGTTGTGGCGCCGGTGGCGCTTCCGCTTCTTGAGCTTGAAGTCCAGGTTCTCAAAGCAGAATTCCATCAGCGCCTGGTACGCATCGAAAGCGGCCTCGAGGTCGTCCACGTGCTTGCGCTTCTCACCCTTGAGGTTGATGTCGTAGGTCTTCCCGTCCGCCGTGAAGATGATGTGCTCATCCCGGCGGTGATACGCCAGCGAGAAGCTGGTAATCATGTCCAGGTTGTACCCCACGAGGCGATCGCCGTAGTTGATGCGGTCGGCCACGTTCATCGCCTCCTTCATGCGCTGCGTGAACACGAGGAGTTGCTTGACGTCGATGAATATGCCAGCCTTACTGATGGAACTCATAGCGAAAAATCATCATTTAGAGCTATGCGGCTCGGGGCTACCGCCCACTTCGCCGCAAGATTCAAGATCAAGAGAGTTTCAAGAGCGTGACGGGGCGAACCGTCAACTGGCTGCCGGCAAACCCAACGAGGCCCGAAACACCATTGTTGCTGTAAAGCCACGCATCGCCGGAGGAAACCCGAACACAAGACCAGCGATTGACGCCATTGCTCACGGACAGCAGGCTCGAGTTCTCGTTGATCTTATTGAGGTGGTCGTCTATCATCAGCTCTGCGAGTTCGAACATCGAAGGGAGCCACCACGTGCCGCCGCCCTCGTTGTACTCGTAGCAAGCCTTCGCCGCCGGGAAGACGGACGAGGACTGCGCGTACAGCTTGCGGGTCATCCAGCGACCGAACTCGTGGACCTTAACGTCACCGGCCACCGCCGCCCCGAAGGGCGTGCCGGGCGCACCGTTGACGCGGAGGGTCTGCATCAGGTACTCCTTCCAGGTGCCATAGATGTTCTTGACGCTGTTCGTGTTGCTGTTGAAACTGCTCTCCGTCATCACGCCACCGTCATACGCGGCGGTTGGATGGACATTGGTGCCAGCCGTGCCGCGATAGGAGTCGGAGGCCATCTGACGGGCCGTGTTCATCTGGGCGTAGGTGCAGCGCTTTCCGTTCCGCATCAGGACCGTACCGCCGCCGTACTCCGGCGTGCCGGAAGGCAGGGTCGGGCTGTTCGACGTAGCCCAATACGCGGACGTCTCGGCTCCGTTCGGCGCGACGATCATCGCAAATCCGTTCGTGAAGCCGTAGATGCAGCCGTAAAGGGTGTAGGTCGAGCCGCCGATGGTGATGGAAGATGCGCTGGCCGTCCCGCGTCCGATGACCTTGATGGTCGAGCCGGACTTGTAGACCAGGTCGCCAATTCCCGCCGATTCCGGCGGGATGACGACGTTCGTGCCTTTGGGCGTGATGCGCCCGTTGGCGTCGAATCCTGTGACCGAAAGAGACATTGCTTACTCGGCTTCTGCGGGTTCGACTTCGGCCTCGATCTCGGTGACGAGGTCAGCAACGGCCTCGGCGACATCGGCGAGCACGGTGGGCGGGACACCTGCGATGTTCACGTTCCCGTCGGCGCTGCGGCTGGCGGAGAAGTTGTAGGTCTTCTCGTCCTTCGTGTACTGGCCGTTGATGCTGACATCCTGGAGGACGTCGTCCTCAACGCGGTAGTCGCCGGTAGCGGCGCAGGTCTGCGCGTCGTTGATGTAGTCGAAGTTCACGACTAAAGCGCTTTTCTTTTTGGTAATCATAATGCTAACTTTTTAAGGGTTAATAGATTCAGTCTTTCGGGGCCTCCCAAAGAAGGCCCTCCAGCAGATCCTCAACGGGACCGGCGAGAAGATCGCTCTTGCGACCGCCCAGATCCTTGTCGGCGTTCTCGCATTGGAGCTTGTGCCACATATCATAGGGCATGGTCTTGGTGCCTTCGATGGCGATGTCCTGCTTCTTCATCTCTTCCTTGAGGTCGATGAATCGCTGAAGCTGGGCTTCCATGTCGTTCAGGCGCTTCTCCTGCTCGTCCGTGCGGGCGGCATTGTTGCGAAGCTCGAACAGCTCTTTGTCGAAGGCGTGGCCGTCCTTGATCTCCGCCGCCTCGCGGCAGGCGTCCTCGTCCTTGAGGATGGCGTCATAGGCGTCGTTGATGGCGCGGCGCAGCTTCACGACCTTGTAGGCGTGCTCTACGGGCAGGGTGTGGTTCGTGACCTGGTCGATGCCCTGGCGCTTGAGGAAAATGATGTCCGCTTTCTTCATGGGCCTTACAGGTTGGAGTTTCTGATGGCCTTGAAGTGGCGGTAGCCGTAGAACAGCACGATTGCGATGTTCACGATGCCAACCAGCCAGAAGATCCCGTCCGGGTCCCCGGCCTGCTTTGCGAGGGTGGCGTAGTTGAAGCAGCCGATGCTGGCGCCGACACCGACGGAGAGCATCAGAGCGAAGATGAGGACTTCCAGACCCCACTTCACGTTGTTTTTGTTCTGATCGTTCATAATGTATGAATTTTAATAGGTGAGAGTGTACTGCTGCGAGCTTCCGAGGTCAACGGTCTCCGCGCCCTTCTCCAGCCGGGCGTTGACCTGGAACGTGACGGTGGATGTGCCGGATGTCGGGTGGACTACGAGCATCTTATCGGGGTCGGTGGCATAGGCGTTCAGGTCCTCAATCCACTTCGACGGGGTGATGGGGCTGCGCGAATAGCTGCCCTGCTGGTTATTCCTGAGCTGGAGGGCGCACCGCCACACATAGGTCACGTGGTTGTTCTTGACGATGGTTTCCAGGACGGAATTGTGCGTGATCTCATTGTCCGGCGCGAACAGGACCTCCGAATAGGACGTGCTGATGATTTCGATTTCGATGACGAGCGAGACGGTCAGGCCGTTCGGGAGCATCGACCAATCGGAGGACGCGCCCCGCGTGTCGATGGACATATTCACGGTGTTCAGGAAGGCGCGCGCCGGAAGGCCGGTCATCGGCTGGCCCTGATAGGTCGGCGTAACAATGCCGTCGTCGCGGTTCGTGACACTCGTGATGCTGCCCGTCGTGCCGGAGATGGAATACATACTCTGGACGGTGGTCTCAACGCGGTCCACGCCAGCCTTGAAAGCGAGCGAGAACCCAGCCGTCCAGAAGGCCGCATCGTTGCCCGTGAACACCTCGTAGTCGTGGCCAGCCTGCGTTGTAACAGGGCTATTAAGAAATGCCATGATCTCAAGGACATCGCCTTCGCTGGCCTGGTCGAGAATCCCGAGATAGTTCCATTGGTCCTGCGTCACCTCCGGGAAGTTGAAATAGGCGAACTCCGAATTCGTAAACCAGTCCTTGAGGGTCGTGTTGGTGACGATGACCGTAGGCGCGTAGGTGCTGCCACGGCTCTTGTTGACAATCTTGAAGGCGATGTGGTAGTAGTCCCATAGGTCGTCGGCGCCCTCGGAGCTGGCCGCGTTGAAGAAGTCCTGGATCCCCATGCTGTAATCCTCCTCCCAAAGCGAGGATACCGCGCTGTTGACGGAGAGCATCACGGAGATGTAGCCCTTGATGGATGCGTAGGCGCCGGTTCCCTTGCGGACCTCGGCCTCGATCTTGAACGGGCAGGGCGCTTTGTGGTAGTAGCCTTCGAAGTCATCCGTGCGGCGAGGCTGCGTGAGCAGATTGCCGTTCGGACGGGTATAGACCCATGTCTCCCCGGCAGACGGCGCGATATGGCCGTTGTTCACCGCAAAGCCGAAGCGCGTCATACGTGCGGCGGTAAGGCGCGCGGCTGCACCGGCGGCGTCCAGGTTGAACACCTCCTGCGGGTAGACGAAAGGCTTGTGGATGGAAAAGACGTCGATGTCGGCGGTCTCAAAGAACCACGACTTCTCCTTCTGCGACGTGCCGAAGATGACCTGAAGGTCGCCGGTATTGTCAGGGGCTATCGCGGTCCCCATCCCGATTATTTTATTGTTTACAACTGCCATCGTTGCTGGTTAGTTAGCTGGTTAATCTCTTGATTATCTTCTTGAGCTCGACAACCTCGCGGGCCAGGTTGATGACCGCCACCTCCGCGCTTTGGCCGTAGAAGTGATAGAGCGTATCGTCCACGTCGTTGACGGACTCCGGCAAGATCTTCTGCCAGTCCTGTGCGATGGAGCCGAAGCTGCTGCCTGGTTTGTCCTTCCAGTCGAAGGCGACGGCCCGGCAGGAGGCAATCTGCTCGGCGGTCAGGGTGATCTCCCGGGTGATGGTCTTGCGGCGTTCATCGGAGAGGGTCTGGTCGCCGGACGTGATGAGCACGTCTCCGTAGATGGCCCTGCCGACGGAAATGACGTCGAAGTATCCGTTGGCGCTGACATCGGCGGTCCTGCTGGCGACGGAATCAATCTGCGCCTGGAGCGAGCGCATCAGATCGCAGACGTAGTCAAACTTCGCCTCGGTCGTTGCCTCGTAGTCGCTGATGTCGGACCGGGACGCCACCGAGTCGATTTGCTTTTGCAGAGACTGAAGGGCGCCGCTCACGATGCCAAACTTGTCGGAGATGTTCTCGGAGGCGGAATCGTAGGTCGCATACAGGGTCGCGGTGCGGGTCTGCCCGGCCACGGTGACGGAAAGGTTCGTCGAAGGCCCAGAAGACATATCGGAGAACAGCGACGATCCCGTGCAGGCGGTCAGCGCGGATCCGTTGTAGTACACCGGCAGCGACGCACTTCCAACGGCGCTGCTCCCCACGAGATTCGCCAGCGAGACGGAGTGCGTGTGCGTTCCGTAGGCGGTCACGATGCCGTAGGCGTTCATCGTCACGTAAGGGATGGAGATGGACGCGCCGGAGGTCGCGCTGGACGTTCCAGCCGTTCCAGCCGTGATGGACGCTGTGCTGAAGCTGCCGCCCAGGTTGACCGTGCTCCCGTTGATGGAGATGGAGTGATTCGCCAGATAGGAGTTCGGGATGGCCTTGAGCGATTCGCCGCCCAGCTCGATATTGTCTGCGATCAGCGAGCCGATCCCAGCCACATCCGAATAGAAGGCGGTCGCACCAAGCTCCTCGTACATATCGCGGGACGCTACGGAATCCACCTGCTTCTGAAGGGACTGAAGCATCGCGGACACGGTGGTAAGGTTCTCGTAGGCCGTCTGCCCGTTGGAGATGTAGGTGGTGTTGATGCCGTCGAGCTTCGTCTTGTCAGCAGCGCTCATCAGGCCGTGCGCCGAGGTGGTCGCGTCGGTCACGATGCCGACCGACGTGCGTGGCACGTTCGTCCACTTGCCAGATGCGTAGGTCAGCAGATCGCCGTTCGTAATGCTCGTGAAAGCGGTCCCCACCCACTTGTTGCTATACCATTGAAGGATGGTGCCGGAGGCCGGGGCGTTCAGGTTGTCATCGACATCCGTAAGTTCGTACAGGTAGGAGATGTCGCCACCGCCGCCTCCACCGCTGGGGCCTCCGCTTCCGAGAATCTGGTCCCCGGTCGTGATGAACGGAGAGTTCAGCTTCACGCAAACCACGCCGTCCACGGTCTCCGCCGTGAAGTACACGTCGTCCGTGAGGTAGTACCGCTCCGCGTAGGCATAACCGGCGCGGAGTTCGCTGACTGCGGCCACGCTTGCGGAGAAGGCGGACGCGGAGAGTTCCTCGAACATATCCCTGCTCGCCACGGCGTCAATCTGCGATTGCAGACTTTGAAGCATCGTGGAGACGGTGGAAAGGCTGTTGTATGCGGACTCGCCGTGGGCGATGTAGTCCTGATAGGTCGAGCTGATGGCGATGGTCCCCGTGCCGGTGATCGTCCCACCGGAGAGGCCGGTCCCGGCGGTGATGGACGTGACGCCGCTCGAGGTGACATAGCTGTTCGTGTCGAGCTGCCAGGTGTTCGCTGCGGTCTTCCGCAATAGGCCGCTCGTGCCGGAGAGCGCTTCGATGGCCTGCAAGTCCGCCGTGCCGGAGATCTCCGTCAGGGAATAGGACGGCTTCGTAGATGCCTTCGCCCAGGCGTACACGTCGCTCGCCGGGAGCGTCGTAGGATAGGCGGGCAGGGACACCACGCCGTTCTCCGGGCTATACTGCGTCGAACCGACGTCCACACGGGTTACGGTCCCCTGGGTGATATTGCGGTTCTTCCACTTGCTCGATGCAGCATCCCAGACGAGCGCCTGGCCGTCGATGATCTGACCGGCCACCGAAGGAACGTCCACATCGTCAAGCTGCCACAGGTACGTTGCACCGGTGCCTCCACCTCCGCCGGGCGTCCCGTCTCCGAGGATTTGATCGCCGTCGGTAATGAAGGGTGCGTTCAGATGCACGCAGGCCACGCCGTCCACGATGTCAACGTAGAAGTACAGGCCGTTTGTTAGGTAGTAGCGCTCGGCGTACATCTCCGAGGCTACGGCCCGGTCAGCAGTCACGGCGGTGACTGTCAGTTCGCCGAAACAATCCCGAGAAGCGACGGCGTCAATCTGCGCCTGAAGGCTTTGCAGAGCGCCTGAGATGGTCGTGAGGTTGGCATCCAGCCCGGATACCCCGCTGATGCTGTGCGTATGGGAAGCGGCGGCGAAGTAGGACGTATCCTTATAGGCGGCGGAGCCGAGTCCCAGGGCCGTCTTGATGTCGGCTGCGGGGATGTCTCCGTTCGCGTCAGGGGAGACGCCTGCGACCTTCTGCACGCTGTCCTCCGGCGCGTCCGCGTTCACCCACTTCTGAAGGGTGGAATTGTATGCGAGGATCTGGCCGTTCGTAGGGTTGCTGATGTTGACATCAAGCAGCTCATGGAGATAGCTCACGCCGGTCGGCGTTCCGCCGCCGGGGGTACCATCGCCCAATATCTGATCTCCGCCCGTGATGAGCGGGAGCGGAGAGTAGAGCGCATAGACGGGATCCTCGCCTTCCGGCGCGACATTCTTTACCTCGAGGTCGAAGTCGTCTCTACCTTCTCCAAGTCGGAGGCCCGGAATGCGGAGGCCGCCGACATAGGCGTCCTTCAACTTGACACCATCATCGTAGGCGTCGTCAAGCTCGAAATAGTTGCCGCTGCCACCTCCACCGCTCATGGACGAAGAACCACCACCGGCTCTGGACCCGCTGGAAGTAGTGCCGCTCGCCTCGGAGATCACCTCGGAATCAACCGTGACGCTGGCCGTCGGAAGCGAGCGAGCCGTGATGTCCAGCTCATCCTCGTACATATTCCAAGACCAGGTCTCCAGCCAATAGTCCACCGCCGCCTTCGTCAAGACGAGCGGAGGGAAGACCACCGCGGCTTCCAGCTGGACGGTGCCAGTCCTGACGATGCGCGGCAGCGCGAAGCTGCGGGCATAGTCCCGGGAGATGAAGGACAGGAAGTCCATCCCGGTCGTAATCGCGTCATCTTTGAAGGACGTGATCAGCGAGCCTGAATCAAGCAGGATTCCCTGCATGAAGGCTTTGTAGTAGTCAATGTCGGAGGTTTCACGGCCAATGGCCACCTCGTACTCACCCTCTTCGCCGCGCGCGCCATTGTCAATATGCAACCGGTCCTGATAGCCCTTGGAGATCTTAATGTCCAGGAAGGCATTGAACACGAGTGCCGAACGGCCAACAATATGGAACGTCAGCGTGCCGGAAGGGTACGTGTTATTGAGCATCAGCGGCGGAACTTCGAAGGTGAGTTCCTCTGCACCGGCCTCGTCCGTGTTTACCTGGGAAAGACGGATTTGGAAGTCATATTCACCACCGTTCCCCTGCTTCCATACCGTATCACCATTATCATCCTTTGTGAGATAGTAGGATACATTTCCGGTGACGTAGAGAACGTCCACGCCGACCACACCGCCATAAGTTGCTCCCGAGAACGGTGGGAGTTCGGTCGCGCAGAACTTGCCAGAGAAGGACAACGGAACGCGCAGGCCCCCCATAGAAACGGCTTGACTGATCTCGGCTGCGGGATTTCCCTGATAGGGGGCCGCGTTATCCGGGAGGTAGTATGCCTTCTTGGCTGAGTCAAAGGACGCATTGTTCGCCTTTGTCCATCCGCTATCGGAATCCATACCGGAATTAACAAAGGCGGTCACTACGTGCCACGGCGCCTGGATGGTTACACTCTTCTTGGCAGGGTCCACCTTCCGGGAGAGCTGGCCGACCGGCCAGACGTCGTTGGTGTACATCTTGCCAAGGGTCTGCACGGATCCGGCGAGAAGCGCGGAGTTTCCTGCCGTATTGAAGTAGCGGACCTTGCCGCTCGTGAACGTCACGTTGGTCTCGCGGGCCACTATCCACGCGCCCTTCCACCAAGTGATGGTGGCGTGCAGCGTGTCCAGCAGGTAGGTCAGCACATCGTAGCAAGACTCACCGGCCATGTAGTCCAGGTTGATGGTCTTTTCGAGCAGCGCGCCAGCCCCGCTGGAACCGGCCTTCAGGGAGCTAATCAGGTACACGTCCGTCCCGAGGCCGGTGTAGCCCAGCAGGTAAGTGAATATCGACCTCAACGTCACCATTCCTTGCGGCCCGAAGTCGTACAGCTTGAGCTCTCCGATTCCGTCCGTGGCGATCACCTGCACGTCGAATGGCGGCGCGATGTCCGGCTCAGAGTATAGCTCCGGAGTGACATAGCCCTGCCAAAGAAGGTCGTTTCCCGCATAGAGCTGGACCTTGTATGCCTTCGGGTTCGTGGTGTAGAACTCGGTGAACTCCCCCTCAACCTTACACTCGGCATAGAACTCCAGGGACGTGCCAAAGACCGCCCCGTTCTTCTGCTTCTTCAGGATCGGGGCGCGGCCCAAGGCGCGCTGGATGACGCTGCCGGAATAGCCGTTCTTCAGGATGCGGATCTCCCGAGTCGTGCCTTTGGCCGACTGCCACTTGAACAGGTATTTGGTTGCGTATGCCATTAGGTCGTGTAGTTGTTTCGATCGGTGGTGTTCTCGATTACGGCCACAAGTTGGTCGCCGTCTGCCCTGAGCTGGCCACTAACGTGGATATTAACGTCGCGGGTCTCGTAGTCCCCGCCACCATTGCCATAGGAGCTGGAGGCAACGTAGGACGAAGACGATGCATAGTTGTTGTTTCCGAGAGCCGCAAGGCCCGCCTTTGCTGCGACGCCGACACCGATGAGAGCAGCGCCCGCGAGAATGGCGCTTCCGCCAAAGAATGCCACAAGAGATGCCTTCAGGCTCTCGATTGCTTCGCCAGAGAGCATGATGATTGTACCGACCCGGATTGCCATGTCGGCAAGCGGCTCAATCATCGCTCTCGCCACGTTCTCAAAACCGCCTTCGGTAACACCGCCAATGGCGTCTGCGAGCGCGTCAAATGCTCCGACCAGGCCAGATTCGATAGACTTCACGAGCTCCTCTCCAAATACGGCAGCAAGCTCCTCTGCGTTGTCAATCGACTTCGTGAGTCGTTCATTTAGCGCATCCTGATTGTTGGCGAGCAGCTCATTCAGGTCCGCGAGCTCCTTTTCGTAGTCAACCACCTCTTTGAGGGACTGCGCGTACATCAGTAGCTCGTCATTGTTGAAGGGGTGGTTCTCCATGTTATTGAGTCGGCGCCAGGCTTCGTATGCCTCGTCCGCAGCCTTCGCCATTTCCTCGTCAGCTGCGGCCACTTCTCCTGCCTCCTGGGCGGCGGCACGAGCGGCGGCGATCATCTCGTTGTATGCCTTCTTTTGCGCTGCCGCAGCGGCTTTTAATTCCTTCTCGGAGAGTGGCGCTTTGTAGGTAGACTCGATCTCCTCGTTGCCAACGCGGCCTCCGCCGCCGGATCCGCCAGGCGTCTCGTATGCAGGACCTGCCGCTGCCTCTCTCTTCTTCTTTTGATTACTGGCAATCAAGCCGCCAGCTATTGGACCAAGGACAACCTCCCAGCCGGTCAGTTTATCTGACTTATCAATCAGGTCGGTCATCCGGTTAACAATGTCCGTAAGCCTGTCGACCACATAGCGCATTGGTCCTTTGCTCTCCTCCATTGCGAGGATAAGGCCCTGCCATGCCGATTGCAGCGCCCGAGTGGATCCAAGAAGGTTATCTCCCATCGTGTCCGCCATCGTCTGCAGAGAACCTTCCGCGTTGTCGAGCGCCTCCTTCATGTCCACAATGGCATCCGTCTGGTTGATGAATGTGACCACGCCGGTTGCAATCCTCGCATTGGTCATATCAACGACACCGGACAGGTCGATTCCCTTCTCGCGGAGCTCCTTGAAAGACTGAATCAAGTCGTCGAAACCATGAACGGTGTGTCCGATTCCGGCGGACAACTTTCCGTCGGCCTTGGACAATTCCATGAGGATATTGCGAAGGGCTATAGACGCCTGCGATGCGTCGAGACCGTTATTGGCGAGGGTGCCGAGCAGGGCTGCCATTTCCTCAACGGAAAGACCAAAGGCATGAGCCACGGGGGCGGCATTTGCAATGGATACCTGCAGCTTGTTGAAGTCGAGCGCGGAGTTGGTAGTCGCTGCGCTCATCACGTCCAGCAAATACTCGGTATCCTTCGCGTCCATGCCAAACGCACGGAGCGCGGATCCCGTGAAGTCGGCGGCGCTCGCAAGGTCGGTCCCCATTGCAAGGGCGAAATTGAGAACGGCGCCCTGCATCTGCTCAATCTGAGTAGAATCAAAGCCAAGCCTGGATAGAGCGACCTGCAGCTGCGTGACTTCTGCCGCGGTGAATTCGGACGTTCGTCCAAGCTCCTTTGCAGACTTTGTCAGCGCCTCTACGCCTTTCAGGTTCGTTCCGAGAACTGCGGCAAGCTCGCTATTTGCGCGCTCAAAGTCAGCAATAGATTTTGCTGCAGCTCCAAAAGCGGCGGTGAACGAAGCGATGCCGACTATGCTAAATGCCGACTTGGCCGCCGCGCTGAAGTCATGAAGCTCCTTCTGCGCTTTAGACATCGCAGCATCGAACTTCGTGGTGTCGCCGGTTACACGGACTTGAAAATTATCAGACCTTGCCATTGTTCAGTCGTGCAAAGAATTTGTCTACCTCCTTCTGCGTTTCCTCCTCGCCGAGGTGGGTGAGGCGCTTTATTTCCTGATCGCCGTCCTCCGGTTCGTCCCAGGGCATAGGCCAGAACTTCACCGGATCGGAAAGCCTGTATCTCTTGTCAACTTGTAGGTTCCACAGCCTCAACGTCGCACCCCTCACCAATTCGCCCAGGTGACGCCGGTCTGCGCTGACCTTGCTATCGTGTGCCCGCAGCGCTTCCCAGAACTCACCCGGGCGCATTTCATAGAACTCCCTCCGTGAGAGTCCGAGCAGACCAAAGGCCCAGCCCCTTACCGTTCCAATGCTGAGCGGCTCAGGGGCCGTGCCGTCAGCTACCCTTTTTTTGCTTCATTGGCAGGCCCTTTCGGGGACGTCTGCTTCGTGAATATCTTGATAAACTCGGCCATTGTGCCGAGACCAGCCATAGCGCCGACCTCGTCGGCGGTTAACTTCACATCATTCCCTTCCAGACGCTCTCCTTCATTGATACTCTCGGCCAGCAGGCCAGCAAGGTCAGAAGGTTTGAGTGCAGAGAAGTTCGTGAGTTCGCGGACGTCATCCCGGTTGGAGGCTTCGAGAAAATGCACGAGGGCATTCCAGTTGACCTCCACCCGGAAAGTGCGTCCGTCATTGAGGGTGATCCTATCCATTGCCGTTGGTCACAGCTGCGAAATCACCCGTGATCTTGAGATCCAGGGAGATGGTCGCGTCGGAGTCGACATCACCGCTGGAGCTCTCGGAGTAGCCGGTAATGATAGCATTGCCGCCATAGGTAGCGCCGCCGGTGCAGAGATACTGCACCGCAACCACCGCCGAGGAGCCGGTCGCCAGGGCCAGCGCGATCACGTCGTCGCGGTCCAGCTTGGTGTGCGTGCTCGTCGAATCGTCGATGCTCAGGAGCGCTGCCACCTTGAAGGTGACGTCGTGGCGAACCACCTGCTCCTGCTGCACACCCTGATCGTCCTTAGTAATAGACGTCTTAGTGACGGCAGCGATGGAGAGATCCTCCTGGGTGCGACCGAGCAGGGTCTTCCCGCCAATGGTAAGGGATATGTTGTATCCTTCAGGTCTGCTTGTTGCCATAGTTGAATGATGTTATGCTGTTTGTTTTACAAAGTATTGAAGTTCGATCTGCCATACGCCTTCCGTGCAGCTTTCGGTTGTCGCTTGAAGACGAAGGATGTACTGGCCATTATTGTAAGCGGTCCCACAATATGCGTCCAGCGCCTCCTTGATAGCCGCTGCCTTGGCTTCCGCATCGTCTGCATCTTCAGAATACACGCGGATATATACATCTGCGGTAATTTTGTAGATACCGTCCTTTGTGCGGAACTCCTGCGGAGTATACTCGTAAACGGCATAGGGATAGGATTCCGTCTGCGCCTCGGAGAGGAAAAACGGGACAATCCCCTTGCATACGTTCGTAAGCATTATGCCAATGGACTCGGTCATTTCTGGAAAGCCTTTTCGTAATTAGCGTCAAAGTGTGCACGGAAAGCCGATAGGAAAGTGTTCTCCCAGCCGTTCCGGGCGTGCTCATAAAAGTGCTTCGGCTTGATTCCTTTTACCCACTTCAATCGCCGGGAAGCTGCCGCATAATGCGACGGCTTGATGGGGCGCTTGAAGACGTGCTTAGGATCTCGATGGTTCAGAGTTCCGTAGTTAGACCAGTATGCCTTGAACCAGTCGAAAGCCTTATCCTGATCGTATGCCTTCTTGCTCTTTTTCTTGCCGGTATTGTAGTATCCCAATCTCGCCTGGATTCTACCCGTCCTACGATTGAGGCTCACACGCCAGCCGCACAGCTCGCGCCATCTTGGCGGAGTCTTTGCGTGCATCTCCTTCGTGGTCGCCTTCGCTGCAGCGGTCATGGACTTGCGGGCTACGGCCTTCATTTCTTTAGGCGCAGCATTGAGAGTCCGGAGGACATCGTCCATCCCTTTTATTTCCACCTTGGCGGCGATCATTTCTGAATAGTGCGAGCGGTTATCACGTTCAATGCCGAGAGGCGATCAATCGGATCAATGGACACAATCTCGTAGGGTATTCCGCCAATAAGGAGCTGCCAGCGCGTGGTCAAGGTCGGAATCTTGTACATCGTGACATTTATTACCTCGCCGGACTCCAGGTTCCCGTCCTCAACGGACTCGTTTACCCTTCTATCGAGTTTGGCATAGACATCCGCGTACTTGGTCGCAATAACCTTCCGCTGCCCACGGTCACCGATGGTCTGCGTAATAGACTGCACGGTGATGAGGGTGTCAAGCTCTCCTATGTTGACGTACTCAGCCACGACGCTCTCCCCAGCTTCTGTAGGGCCGGAGGAGATTTCGCGCAGAGGTGCGGTCCCTCTCCTCCGGATGGTCTACAGGGTTGTTGAAGATATTGGCACCGAGCAGCAGGATCGCCGCCTTGATGTCATCGGGAGCGGACGTGATGCCAGCCGTGTAGTTGACCTCAACGCTCTCTCCCTCAACATCGGCCTTGATGGTCAGCCGGTCTTCGGTGTAGGAATACTTTTCGCCGGGCAGGGCATTGCCATCCACCTTCACCGAGGTGACCGAAGTCGTGGGCCACCTCAGTTCGATGGAATGTGCGAAGCCTCGCGTGAGCGTGAACGTGGAGACGGAGATCACCGCGGAGATCTCGTGCTCGGCCATATTGACGGCAGCCTTCAGCTTGGCCGTGAGCTCGTCGTCAAGGTCGTTCGACGTGATCCGCAGATGCTGCTTGAACTCCTCGAGGGAGGGCTGCAGGGTGGTGATGTTTCTCGTCTCCATGGTTCTTCACTCTTAGGCTTTGATGTCCTTGATCGCGGCGAAGCTCTTCGGCTCCACGACGGCCACGTCATCCCAGCTGTTCAGGACGATGCGGACATCGCCGTTGGCAGCGAGGGTGTACGGATCCACAACGATGTCGATGCCGCCCCAATGGCCGATGTACAGGTCCTCGAAGTTACCGAAGATCATGGCGGAGCAGATGCCGGAGGCGCTGCCCTTCGTCAGGTTGCTCGGAACGAGGTTGGTGTACTCGACAGGGTAGCCGTTGACCTTGCCGTCGAAGTCCAGGATGTAGCGGGCCGTGTTGCTGGCCTTCTCCGTGGTCTTCATCGCGCCGATCACCTTGGCGTTGGTCAGGTAACCGAGCTTGCCGCGGTTGGCGTTGTTGGCGTTGATGGAGGTCTCCAGGTCAA